CCCTGGTTCTCTTGTTCCTCAAGCTAAGGAGGAGTGGAGAGGTATTATATCAAAACCTGCTTCTGCAGTTGCAAAAGTTGCAGGTGCTTTAACTAACGTGCCTGTAATTAGCAATTTTGCAATAGCGACCGAAATTGGGGCAAAATCAATTTCCAAAATGGCTGCTTTATTTGGGTTTTCTAAACCCGCTGTGCCGGAAATTGCTCCATTACAACCTATGACCCGACAATCAATGGCTGTTACCGATGGGAAGGAGAATCTCGTCAAATTAGTTGTTGATAGTAAGAACGAATTAACAATTGATCCTAGTGTAGCTGGGATTGACGCTAAAGATGAATTGGTCATTCACGAAATCGCATCACGCGAATCGTTTCTTACATCATTTGACTGGGATGTCGGAACAGCAGTTGAAACTCTTTTGTTCAACATTGTTGTCGATCCTTGTGTATTTAACCAATATGGCTCAACGAATCCTGAGATCCATATGCCAGCATGTTGCTTTGCTACCATGCCATTTGAATACTGGAAAGGTTCTATGAAGTACCGGTTTCAAATAGTGTGTAGTGGTTATCACAAGGGTCGTCTGAAGTTTGTTTACGATCCTGTTGGAACACCTTCAGACGGGTCATCGGAGTACAACACTGCGTATACTCAAATTGTAGACATTGCTGAGAACAATGATTTTTCTCTTGAAGTTGGTTGGGGACAACCGACTCCTTGGAGACACCATTTGGGCCTTTTCCAAGCTGGATCAGGTTATGGTACTTCTCCACTTGTTCTCAACACTTTATCGTCTAAGATTGGTAATGGAACTTTGTCCGTATATGTAGTGAATGAATTGACCGTGCCCAATTCTTCCATTAATAATGATATCCAAATCAATGTCTTTCTCTCTGTGTGTGATGATTTTGAAGTAGCAGCCCCTACGGACTACTATCTTAACAATTTAGGTTTTAGACCTCCACCACCTCCTGAACCAGAGGTTGTGGAACCACAATCAGAAGAAATAGATGATGTTCCTATAGCTGGGCCGCCTATGTTGAACCACATGGGTCCTTCATGTCCAACTAATTCTCTCATAAACCGC